GTCTTCTGTTGGCTGTGGTCTATTCCATTCTCCGGAGTCCTCTGCTTCCTCCGGTTCGCCCTCTGTATCATCAAAGAGGGCTTTCAATGCCTTTGTGGGGGTGTTGTCGGTGTTGTCGTAATCCGGCAGTTTATCACAGTCATTCCACGGCATCAGAAAGATATTAATAACAGTCAAAAGAATTTCAAAATATGTATTCCAATTATCGACTTTTTCAGAAATCGGAATATCAAGCTTGAAATAATTGCTTGCTTCCCATTTGTCGGGGTTGCTGATGTATCCGGCATCATGTGCCAATGTTGCCAATTCTGAAAGTGTGATATAGTTTCCTTCGTACAGTGACAGCATTTCCCCATTCGTGTCCGGCTCTGTGGGCGTGGGTTGCTTCGGACAATCAACTACAGGCATACCACGGCGCAAACAACTTGATACTTCGATTTCGCTCATTGCTGTAGGTTCGCCAATAACTGCTTTCCCCTCAGCTTCATAGCAGGCTTTTACATCCTCCGCAGAAAATGCCTTTGCAATGTTGCAAGAATAGACGTCGCCATATTCGGGACTGTTCCATGTGACAGAATAATATTTTTTTGTTTCGTTCATTGTGTTTTCCTCCTCTTGTGTTGTGGGTTGGGGTTCGGGTGCGGTAAATTCTTTGTTAGCCTTAACTGTCCATCTTCCAAAATTGAATACTTCCACTCCATCAACCACGGCAATTTTAACCGCCTTGCATTCCGGCTTGATTTTTGCCCATGTAATTTTTGCAGAACTGCCGGAAATTTCCACGATTTCGACCGCTCCGGTTTTGGTAATCTGGTAGAGTTTGCCAACTTCAAACCGCTGGACAGGTGCAGAAACTACCTTGACATCGGGCTTTTTTGCCTTGAAAACGTGGTATTTTTCCGCTGTCACTCCCTGCAATGCCTTGATAGCTTTATAAGCTGTTTTTAATGTCGAAACTGCGGAGCTCAGCCCCGTTTCACTGTCAACTGTCAACAGGGTTTCACGAGCTGAAACAATCTTGTTATAAAAATACTTGATAAGCGCTGAATATGTCCGTACGCTTCTTTCTTTCCGTTCTTCTCTGGTATACTTTCCGTTTTCATATCTTGACACAGTGCAGAAAGTACCATTATACTCTAATCTTCTTCTTTCTTCCTCAAATGGGATTGTTGTTTTTTCGGGTTCTGGGAATTTCTCCGGATGGGTTGCAAGCCATTTTTCAGCGGACACACGGACAGTTTCAAGCCGACTTTGCAAGGCTTTAGCCTCTTCACTTTCTGTATCCTCTGACCGTGTCAAAAGTTCCTGAATGTCCTCAAAACCGCCATACAAGGCACTAAGCAGAGGGGCGGAAATGCGGTCAAACCGTCTTTCTTTTTCGTCAAGGATGTTTCCGGCATCGTCTGAAAAATCTTTTACAGCATTTTCCAGCCTATACAAGCAGTTATCAAGTTCTTTCCGGATGCACATAAGGCGAGTCATAACCAAAGAAAACTTGTTTGCTGGGTTATACCGCCATTTTACAACGCATTCACGGTTATAACCAACATAGCGACTATCAATGTTTAAGTCAGGGGAAACAAGCCCGAATTCGTACAGGACAGACCCCAACACTAAGGAATCAAGAGGAGCATTCACAGCGGTTTCCAGTTGCTTAACAATTCCGCACCATGTCGGGACGTTTGTAAACGTTTTCCCGACTTCTTCGAAATCGTGCAGAATATCGGCGCTTTCTGTAACTGCTTCATAGTTCTTGACAGGGTTTTCAGCATTCAGGCGGTAACGCTCCGCCAGCATATCAATAATGTACTGTGCAAATGTCAATTTTTTCATGGTTCATTCTCCTTTCAGATTGTTGCATTTCTGCGGAAAATTGCAGATAATGCGGACATAATACGACTTGTAAATGTGGTCTTGCTTGCTTCGGGCTTGTTTTCAGGCTCTGCGCTGTAGTCAATGCAGTTCATGCCTGCAATGGTTCTGACCTCTTTCAGGATATCCAGTGCTTGCTTGATTTGGTTTGGTTTTCAACTTCATGCATCGCCGGACGGTCTTCCCATTCTTCGGGGCATTCGTCAAAATACATCATTTCCAGATATTCCGCTATTGCTTGCATGGTGTTTTCTCTTGCTTCGTTCATGCCGTTGCACTCCTTTCAATTTGTGCTTGACAAATTCCGCCTTTTGTGATATACTATTTACAGAGAAGTGACGGCGGTTGTCACTCCTCTGATATTCCTTGAAAGTCCGTTGTGCTTGTGAACGCTTGCAACGGATTTTCTTTTTTTACATCCGCCTATTGGTTAGGACTTTTCAAGAGTTTCTACCAGCTTTTCAAGCTCTTTGATGTATTCTTTCTTGCTTTTCGTTTTTGCGATAACAAGCACCATTTTGAGCATGACAAGCAATTCTGTGTTGGTCATTGGTTCGCTCATCCTTTCCACCGCCTTATTTTTTATTAGCCTTTTCGGCTGTGGGATGCGGTTTTTTTGAATGTGATACCGCTCAAAACACATAGTTGATATAGTAGTAAGTTAATACTATTCAATTTTCAAGATGCTGTCAAGGGTTTCTGTTGTTGCCTTTCTGTCTTTTCGTGACCGCTAGGCATAAAGCACGGCTTGTCAATTTTCCTTACGGCTTAACGCTCAACCGCTCCGCAACGCTTGCAATGGCTTTTGTAATATTTCACCTCTTACAGTGGTGTTGCATTGGATTTTTTGCCGGATATTTCCGGCGGTATGGGTTCGGATGTTCGGACGGTGTTTTATAGTCTTGTCTGACTGTCAACGTACATCAATGTACTTTGTACAGGGTTTCGGGAATTCGGTCTATACCGTTTCCGGCTCTGTAGGTTTCTTTTGATGTAGGTGTAGTACAGCTCTGCACCTTTGGCGGACTTGCAAGCCGGTAACGCTCAGCGTCTTCCGGTGTAGTATCCTTTGTGCTTTGCTGTAACTCTAGTATAGCATATTGTACCCGATATATCAATAACTGAACAGTTACAAATAATTACAAAATAGTAACAATCCGCAGACTTGACATTTTCCCCGATATGCTGTACAATACTCACAACAATATTTTCATGGGGGTGACGGTATGGCAACCAGTAAAGCACAACAAAAAGCAACTGCAAAGTATATGAAAAATGCCTATGACGAAATAAAAATCCGCATTCCAAAAGGTCAAAAAGAATCTATTAAAACCCATGTGGAACAAACTGGAGAGAGTATAAATGCATTTATTCAGCGAGCTATCAAGCAAACTATGGAAGACGATACAATAACAGTTGGATTTCTGCATAAGCCTGATACCAGTGACAACGACTGACAAATTTTATAGCTCTGTCTTTTGACCGTCTGTATTTCAGACGGTTTCTTTTTGTTTTAGGATAGTATCGATTTGCTACTTTCTTTAAAATGCATTTATACGGCTTGCATTTGATGGGGGTATAGTTTGACGTTCAAACCATTTCAAACGCTGTATGAGCACGGTAGACGGCTTAAAATTGATTTTGATGTATGATTTTGAGTATTCTCCATACTTCAAATGCAAAAAGATATACTGATTGTATAAATTTACAGCTTACATTACAATTTGTATAAGTTTTGACTGCTTCTGATGCGGACTGATGGGAAAACAAAAGTTCTGGTCTATGATGGGTATACTCATAATAGACTATATCAGGATTGATAAAATGGCGATATTTCGGGGGAATTTTGGATAGTACTGTAATCTGTCCAGACTGTTTTCCCGATGCTCTTACTTTGGGATACGTTCAATTTTTACCGATATTTCGGGAGTTCGGGGACGTGTTTAAAACTGACTACCGGAGGGGGATATTCGCAGAGCATTTGGGCGGGGGTAATCCCCAAAAATTCCGCAAAAAATAAAAAGCTGTTGCATTGGCTAACATTTTTCAGCAGCTTTTTACAAAAAAATTATTACAATCCGGTTACAGAATTTTGCTGAAAACTGTAGTCGAATTGTAATAATTCAGTTCCGGCTTTCATGGACTTTGTGATTGAAAGTGCTTGGTGATTTTCAATTTCTTATGCAGAATACCCCTGAGAGCGTTCAGAATGCGCTGTAAGACGTTCTGACGGATTTTTCATGAAATTATACCCCTGATTTTGGGCGGGCTTAAAACGCTTGCTAGGAGCTTTAAATTCGATTTGCGTTTTTTTGACGGAATGAATCTGGATTTTCCAGACTCTTCGCTTCGGAATTTGCTTCTCCTGATTTTCACTTTCAGGTTCATTCCCCTGCTGTGCATGGGTTTTCATTCACAATCACCCCCCATGGTGAGGGAATATATTATTATAAACACTACGTGTTTATAATAATATATATTCCCATATCACATGGGGTGATATTGAAAAATGGCGATATATGGGGATTTTTTGACAATTTTAGTTTCAATGAATTTGAATTGAATGTGTCATTGTCCGGTAGGTTGTTTTTGAAATTTTCATTGATTTTTTCAAGCAGAATCGCCAAAAAATCCAAGGCGAAAAATTCAAAAATCAGGGGGTTGTTTTGCAAATTGAACACCGAATTGTTTCAGAGATTGTTCTTGCGGAACTGACACGAAACAAAATTCACGTTTGTGCAATGTGCACAAAAATCGGAACGAAAATTTGTTGCAAAATACCTGTTGACAAATAGGCTGAATTGTGGTAGAATAAGGCATGAAGAAGTTGACAGCTGGGAAAGACCAGCATGCTCAACATTTCGGCTATGTCGGGATGACGAGTGCCGGAATGTCGGCAATGATGTTGAAATACTGACAAGAGATGTGGAAAAGGGCTAAACAATGGGACTGATTGAGACAAGGGCAAAGATTTTGCAAGCAATTGAGAAAAATCCCTATGATTTGACAGTCTACGCTGATTTGTTCTCCCTTAATCGGGAACTGGTAAGGACGCTGCAAGACGTGAGTGGCGACACGTCACCGGGCACAGCAAGAACGACAAACGGGGCTGGTAAGGCGGCAACCGAGCGTTTGGATGTGGGCAGGAAAACTGTAACAGCAGAAAGTAGCCATGAAAAAGGGGCTATGGGACACCACGAAGCCGAGGGGCTTCAATGTGGGACGTATTCCGGTGGAGTGACCGGACAATGCGCACTGCGGTCAAATCAGGACATGCGAAACGGAATCAGACGGATTATCCAGATGGCAGTTGCAAACAAAAATTTCAATCTGGCAGAAGAAGCGGACAATTTACTGTATCGGTCTTATTTGCTGGGTGCGCCTTATCTGTTTGACGACTATTTACAGGCGGTGGAATACGGAAAACCGCTTGCTAAACGGTTTTATCAGCCACGAAGATGTTATCTGAAACGGTATGTGGATGCATACCAGAAAATTCTTGATGGTGAAATTGATTTTCTGTCACTGTCCATCCCGAAGAGGGCTGGAAAAAGTCAAATGGGAATCAACTTCGTCAACATGGTTTCCGGACGGAATCCGGACAAATCCACACTGATGGAAGGTACTGGAGATGATTTGGTACGTTCTTTCTATGACGGATGTCTGGAGAATCTGTTACAACCAAATGATTATCACTACTATGACATTTTTCCGGAAGCTCCGTTGGTGAGAACCAATGCGGACACAAAATCGATTGACCTTGCCAAAAAGCACAGGTTTCCTACGGTTATGTGCCGTTCGATTGATGCAAGACAGGTAGGGCTTTCGGAAGCAACAAATCTTCTGTATCTGGACGACTGCGTTGAAGGTCGTGAGGAAGCTAAAAACCGGATGAGACTTGACGACAAGTGGGAAGTCATTTCCGGCGATATTCTGGGAAGAGCGATTGAAGGAACTCCGGTCGTTATCTGCGGAACACGCTATTCCATTTATGACCCGATTGGACGGTTACAGGAGGAAATGCGCAAACAAGGCAAGCGGATGATGATTCTGGAAACTCCGGCTCTTGACCCGATTACCGATAAAAGTAATTTCGAGTTTGAACTGAACGGAAAGAAAATCTTCACAACAGGATATTTCAGAGACCAGAGAAACATGCTCACGGCGGAACAGTTTGAGAGTGAGTTTCAACAACAGCCTTTTGAAGCAAAGGGGTTATTGTTTCCTGAGAAATCGCTGAACCGTTATTTCAAACTGCCTGTGGACGTTGAGCCGGACTGCATTGTTGCGGTCTGTGATACTGCTGACAAAGGTGAGGACTATTGCTCTATGCCTGTTGCAGTGGTTTACGGCGATGAGGTCTATATTGAGGATGTTGTATTCGACGATTCTCCGCCCAATGTGACAAAGCCGGAAGTTGCAAATGTGCTTTCAAAGAACAATGTTTCTGAATGCACGTTTGAAAGCAATAATGCAGGTTCGTACTATGCGAGAGATGTTCAGGAACTGCTGACGGCAAAAGGAAGTCTGTGCAGTGTGAGAACTCAAAGGACTATCAGCAATAAGCAGACAAGAATTGAATTCGCTTCTGACAATATCGTCAAGCATTTCTGGTTCAAAGACAGTTCGCTGTATGCAAGAAACAGTCAGTATGCGTTGTTTATGAAGAATCTGACGACGTATACCCGAACAGGCAAAGTTGCTCATGATGATGCACCGGACAGCCTTGCAATGCTGGAAAATGTCATCAGACGGCGGACAGGCGGTAAGGTTGAATTTATCAAGAGGGCATTATTCTAAACTTATGGGTAGGTGATTGAGGGTTGGTCTTGCATGGACGACATGTGATTATAACGGGCACTGAGGAAATTACAGCGGAAAATTTGCTGAATGTTCTGAATGATGCGTTGCTATGGCATGGAAGGAACAGAAGTGAAATTATCTATCTCTGGAATTATTACTGCGGATTACAGCCGATTCTTGAAAGAGTGAAAGAAGTCAGACCCGAAATTTGCAATACCATAGTTGAAAACCGTGCGTTTGAAATTGTGGATTTCAAGACAGGTTTTTTGTTCGACGAACCAATTCAGTATATTTCCAGCCGTGGTGAATCTGCCGACAATCAGGCATTACTGCAACTGAATCATTATATTGCAACGGATGAGAATGAAGCCGAAAACTGTGACCTCGCAGACTGGTTTCATATCTGCGGTACGGCTTTCCGGTCGGTTATGCCACATCAGCCGGATGAGGAAAATTCTGCTCCTTTTGAACTGACTACATTGAATCCAATGAATACTTTTGTTGTTTACGAGAGGAAACGGAAGAAGCCTGTTCTCGGAGTCAACTATGTGACGGATGATAATGGGAATGTCCGGTACTCCTGCTATACGGAACATCAGTATTTTGAGGTATTTAACACGACTCTGACCGTGGTGCAAAATCATATTCTGGGCGGTATTCCGATTATTGAATATCCGCTGAATATGGCAAGAATCGGAGCTTTCGAAGTCGTTCTTCCTCTTCTGGATGCTATCAATCTGGCAGAGAGTGACAGGCTGGACGGTGTGGAACAGTTTGTGCAGTCGCTCCTTGCTTTCCATAATGTGGATATTGACGAGGAAGGCGCAAAGGCTTTGCGTGATTTAGGTATCATCAAATATCGGGATGTTGACAACACTATGAAAGGCGAGGTCGAATTCCTGAATCATGAACTGAATCAGACACAAACAGAAGTTCTTGTGGAACATATGTACAACACAGTGCTGACTATCTGCAATATGCCGAACCGAAACGGCGGTTCTTCTACCAGTGATACCGGAAAGGCTGTGCAGATGCGTGACGGCTGGTCTTCTGCTAAAGTGGCGGTAAAACGTACGGAACGAATTTTCAAACGGTCTGAACGGCGGATGCTGAAAATTCTGCTGAATATCTGCCGAGTGATAGGCGATATTGATTTACAGGAAAGTGAAATCGGTATCCGGTTTACACGTGCCAATTATGAGGATATTCAGACAAAAGCACAGGTTCTTGATTTACTGCTCAAAAATGGGAAAGTTCATCCGTCGCTGGCTTTCGAGTACTCTGAACTGTTTACAGACCCTGCAACGGCTTACGCTATCAGTGCAAAGTATTATGAAGAACAACAGGAAAAACAGCAGGCACAGGCGAGACTGCAAGAAAATTCTCAGGCTGTGGAGAGTACTCAAAACAAACAGGACGTGAAACAGACACAAAACAATTGAATATTATCAGGTTAAAAAGTTGGTGCGTTTGCACTTTAGGTCTGAATGGATAGAACTATGAACTTTTACTGAATTCCAAACGATTGAGATTCGTCTGGTGTTTTGTAATAAGTTTGTGGCTTTTTTTGTTTTTTTCGGAGGGTTTTATGAACGTTGAAGAAGTGAATTCATTGCAGGGAACTGTTGATTTAATGCTCAGTCACGACTGGAAAGAAAGACTGGTTGCTGAATATTTGCAGACGAAGATTCGCAAAGAAAGTCTTTATCAGGCGATTATGAGAGAGAGTGCGAAATTCACCTCCAAACCGCCTAACCGTGTTATACTGCGTGAGTACGAAATGATGGAAATACAATACAAGGTTATGAAAGAGTATCTGCTTGCATTGGAAGTTCGACTGAAAGGGCTGAATATCTATGTTGGAACAGGAAAAACAGAAGTACCTTCTGACATTTGACGAAATCAACATGCTGATGCAGGCAAGCTATGACGAAACGGCAGATTTTGAAACGAATGTCCGGAATGTGACAAATGATTTGTACGACTGTCTGGAAACGGCTTATCATGAGGGAATTGAGACAGTTTCTGAGATGCTGGACTGGTTTCTTCCAGTCAACGAAATTCTGATGAAACAGGCAATCTATCAGGAAATTGACGGAATGGATTTTCGGGACAGAGTGTACGAACATCTGGCGGAACATGATGTTTCAGGACTTTCTGTACTGGCACAGTCGGAAGTTCACAGAGTGTTCACCACGGCAATGGACGACGGTGCTAGTTATGCGGAACTGCCTAAAAGCCATATCGTAACTAAAACGTGGCTGACTGTCGGAGACGAGAAAGTCAGGGATACACATAGTTATCTGGACAGTGTGACAATTCCGGCTGGCGAAATGTTTTACACCATTGACGGAGATTCGGCTTTCTATCCGTCAGGATTCGAAAGGGCGGAAAACAATGTGAATTGCAGATGCCTTTTAGTCTATCGTCAGGAAAGACGTTAATCGTAAAACACAGACAAGTGTCTAAAATAGGCAATTGCAAAATGCAGAGCCAAGGTAATAAAAGGAAGGGATGAAAGAAGTATGAGAATGAAAAAGTAGATATTTCAGATATGCAAAGAAAAAACAGGCA